CACCACTTGAAAGTGTAACGGTCAAGACTGCTCCATTCGTACCAGAAGCACCTCTGACGACAATCGTGACATCAGATGCACCAGCGGCAAAAGCAGCATCGGGAACATCCAAACGATACACGCCCGGCACGAGGCTCGACGATATCTCTGCAAAGCCACCAGATGTCCACGCGCCTGTAGGTGTCTGCGTGACCAGCGTGATAGCCACCGGTGCTTCCCGGTTGCGAACGTAGTATGCCGATAGGCTAGGTGATGCAAACGTCAATCCTATTACACCTAAGTACAACTCGATACTTTGTGATGTGCTGGCGGGGGCGATTGTGATAGTAGACGCGTTCCGTTCGGTAGGAATGTATGTACTTGGAGGAGCATAACTGTTAAACTCAGCCGCTCCAATAGTTGGTGTGGTTGGCGTGTTCCACGTTACGCCATAAATGTCAGTAGCAGGAGAAAGTGTGTTTATACCTGTATTGATTTGTAAACCTTGACTTGTAATAGGTGCGACAAATGGGTAGTTGGCCCATCCTTGTATTCTTGAAATGTCTCCATTTTTGAATGCAAATGCATTTTCATATGACGTTACAGACGAACTTACATTTGTACGGGTAATGCTTCCAAATAACACGTTATACGTTTGTGTCATTTGATTTGTTGCCCCTGCGGTTAAAGCTACATTGGATGCTTCTATATAGTTATTCTGGACAATCGCAGGGTAAGTACTTGAACCTTGATTGATTACACCTACGCCAGCATAACCAGAAATATAACAGTTATTGACTGTTACTCCACCAAGCGTAGACGCTGGATCGGAATATATACGTACTCCCTCCATATTAAAGAAACTGTTATTCACTTGAAAAATGCAGTCTTCAACACGAGTCTGTGAATCCCATTGACCAGCAGCGGTACCAGTGCCTTGTATGATTACGTTTGTATTCAGAAATACACATTTACGAATTTCTGGACCACGAACGTTATATGTTGCCATAAAGTGAATGCCGTGATTCTGCGTAGATGTTGAAGTCTGCTGAATCAAACATTTTGTAAATATTGGGTAAACGCACGTCAAATAAATCATGGAACCGTATACAGGAGCACTTCTGGACATATACCCAATGAAAGATATATTTTCAAATGTAGTGTAATCTTTATTCCAGTTTAACAAATAGGTAGTAGGCCCAGATGTATTTGTCGCATACGTTGTAATGATTACAGGGCCTTGGCTAACACCTGTAAATTGCGTTGATGACGTGTCTCCAATGTATGAAATGCGTTGAGCATTACTTGAAGGATTTGTAAAAGTCGGAGCCAATCCCGGCTCACGATAAATACCCGGTGCAATGTATATAGTGTCACCCGGAGCCACTGCCGATGTTATAGCCTTGGCAATCGTTTGCCACGCTTGACCAGTAGCAGGGCCAATGCCTGTATTAGCGTTACTTCCGTCAGTTCTAACGTAATAGGTAGCCATTACTCGGCATCTCCACTGGTAATCTCTTGTGCCATAATCGTAGCAAATTCATTGACGATACCAGCCTGAAATGCTTCGTCCTGTTGTACCCACCATTGATTGACCGATGTCCCATTAGGTCCAAACGTGCCAATGATGTTCCCGTTGTCATCTTCGATATCACCAAAGACACGCCAGTCGGTTGATGGTGCTGGTTCCTTTTCAATGCGGAAGTTTTGCAGGTTCATTTGCCCACCTTCAGGCTGTTCGCATTCGTACCCTTGAACGGCATCGTGAGGAACGCCAGCACACTGCTCACCGCAGCGGAGACACCAGCCGCTACCGCCTTAGAGCCGTAGAGTGCCAGCACTGCGCCGAGCTCCGAGATGTCATGTGCTTCGGATGTGCGGACACCATCGCCAAAAACGGAAGTGAATGCAGCTACGAAAGCCACGATCACAACGACCACTAACCGCTTGATTGAAATGCTGTTCATTGCTTCGCCTCCAACTTTGTAACCTGCGTTTTCAGTTCGCTGGTTGCACCTTCAAGCCTACCGATACGATGCCCGTGGTCTTTGATCGTTGCCGTGTCTACCGCTCCACGCTTGTCCATACGGTGGAGAAACTGGATGATGTAGACCAGTAGGCTGATGACAGCACCCGAAACGCTGATGCCTATCGTAGTCCATTCCGATGCTGTCATGATGTACGCTCCACCAGCCCTACGTGCTGTACTAAAAGTTCTGTCTGCCCAAAGTCTGACCCGATTACATCGTAATAACGGGCATCATCACCCACCCGGTAAACCCTGTCCTGCGGCATGACATCAGCACCGACAGCAACAATCAGCGTCCATTGTGCAGATGACTGGATGCCACCGCCTACGATAGATTCTGTGTCGCTTTGGTTGGTTAGCCTGCCGTTGTACTCGGCAACCTTACGCCACGTCTCTGTAGCACCGCCCCTGCCGTCTTCGGTAAGCGTGAAGCGGTGTATTTCTACCCGGTCTTGGCAAAGGTTGCGTACCATGCCAGCGCTTATGGTTGCGCGTAGAATCGGGCTCATGCGAACACCACCGGTCTAAACTTGTCTGCCATGGTCAAGCAGTTCTGCATCAGTTGAGAAAGTTTTACGTCGCTTGTACCTTCTTTAGAATCGATGTCTGCGGCTACCCTTGATGCTTTGATCAGCCATGCTTGGCGGGTTGCTGTGCGAACATCGTAGCGCTCGGTATTGATTGGTCCTTGGTCTACCCACATCAAGGTTGGGTCTCCCGTGCCATCTTCCAAGGTAAAGCCTTTGACTTGATACGGTGCATACACAGGAAAGGTTGGCTGATTAGCACCCGACGTACCGGCTACGCGGCACTCGTATACCCTGCCGTTGGGCGTTGTAGGCACTACACGATCACCTACTGCGTAAGTGGTTGCAGCTGCCCACGTGGTGAAGCGTGAGAAAGAATCAAGGATTGAGCCGATGTCGGTTGTAGACATCTGCGGGTAACTTTGAGCGGACACAAATAAACTTACTTGTGCTATTGCCTCGGCTCTGGTCATCATGGTTTCAGTATCCCACACAAAGGAAAAGCCCCCGGCACGTCTGCCGAGGGCTTGAGATAAGAACCGCTAGGCTTATGTAGCTGCGGATGCTCCGACGATAAGCGAACCCGGTACACGGTTGGCTGCTGTTGAATCCACGTTACCGATGTCAAACGCTTTGAAAGCGAAACGCTCTGTGGCTTTGAACGCGAGCGCGTCTTGGTTGAAGTAATACTGGTCGGATACTTCGATGGTAACCGTACGACGGTCGCCGAACGCTGTACCCATGCTCAGGTCACCAAGCAAGATATAAGGCGTGGTGGCTGCCAAGGTCTTAGCCATGTTCTGTACAAAAACGACTGGATATCCGTAAAGCATAGGCGTAGGACCGTATGCATTTTGGATGTCCATAATCGAGTTACCACCAAGTGCATCAAGCAAAGGAGCGATGGCGTTATACCAAATCTCACGATGCATGAACCACTTAGCCTGTGCAGCATATGTCGGCAACTTTGCGACCATGCCCTTCAGGTTAGCCAACGTAGGTGAATACGTGATGGTCTGACCGGTTGTGAAGACCTGCAGCGAGGCGATGTTAGCCTTGGTACCGTTGCTGCTGTAAACAGCATAGAGGATGCCATCAAGACCACTGGTGCTATCGACTGCGTTGTTGAAAACAACACGGTCTTCTTCCTTAGCCAAGACATAAGCCATGTCACGGGCAAGTGTTGCACCAAAGTCAATGATGCTATCTTCTGCCAGTTCCTTAGATACCTGAGTAAGGACAGATGGTTTCTTGGCTACAAGGTTGACCTGTGCAAATGTGAGGTCGGATGCCGTGATAGCGGTATTCTCCCCCGGATAGTACACAGTGGTCGATGCCGTTGCGTTAGGCACATTCAAGACATCAGAACTCATCGGATAGATGCGGCAGTTCTGCCGAGCAACACCGAACTGCTCACGCAGGTAGATAAGGTCGGACGACAGTGGATCCGGTACGGTAAAGCCACCAGCGGTTGTCGTGCCTTCAGACTGTGCCTTAAGGTTGGCTTTTACCCAGTCGGATGCTTTGCGGTTGCCCATGATAGAGCGTCCCCATTGACCCCATGCGTATGCTTTATAGTTCGCTTCGTCACGGGTACCAACGAATGGATTGCGTCCAATACCACCGGACTTCCAAGGCTGCTCTGCTGGTGCTTCTGTAGCAACAGGGTGGCCTTGTCCAAGTGCCTTGATGGTCTCGATGCGCTCTTCGATGCCCTTGGCTTCTGCCATCAGGCTTTTGACCTGTGCGAGGTCACCGTTACCGGAAGCGAGCTCCCGTGCGGTAGCAAGCACAGACTCTTTTTGATTCTGTAACTGTGTAAGGTTCATAGTTGTGTCAACAACTCCAAGCGTGCCAGTATGTCGGCTCGCTCATCAATATCATGGGCTTTCGCCTCGACTACGATGGACGGCTGCTCATCAGGCTGGTCTGCATCCCGCAGAGATTCCCAGACTACTGGAGCCAAGCGCTTGGCACTTGACCGGCTAAGACCGACTGCATCCCGCAGCCGACGTTCTACACCCCGCAGGGATGCGGGTTGTACGCTCTTCATGCCGTGCATGGCATATAGCCCTTTGGCACGTCGAGCAAATTCATCAATCACGGCATCCGCCATGGTCTGATCTGATACCGCTTCGATAGCCCCGCAGAGCGCATCGTAGTAGGCTTCAAGCCCCTCATGGATAAGGTCACCTTCAGACTCATCAAAGACCGACATGGCGTATTCTTCCGGTGACTGTTCAGGCATTGGAGCCATGACCATCTCTTCGTCTTCCATACCCATCATAGGCTCCATGCCGTAATACTCCTTTAGGCTTTTGACGCTGTTACGATACTCGGCTGGTGTCGGTGTGATGCTTGCCTCAGCGATAGGCCACCGGGTGATTTCAGATACATCACCCATGCTTTTTCGTTCTACCAAGTGTGCAGCTGCACCAGATGAAAAGCCCATCTTGCCTTGCTTACATAACTTTGCAATCATGGACCCGTACTCATCGGCTAGATCTAACTGAGCCTCATACCATAAGCCGGTATTGTCCATCTTGATGTAACCGGTACCGATAGACTTTTTGCCTACACTTGTATCCATACCGTGGTGGTAGTACACATTTAGTGGTACCCGCTTACCGTCGCTTATTGGGAAACCGTAGTCGGTTGACTTAGTGAAATAATCACCTTCAAGGTCAGCACTCTGGGTATCGCCGAAACGAACCAGATAACCTTTGACATAGCCAAGCCTGTCGCTCTTGATTCCGTCTACACTACTTGTAAGCACGTCCATGGTGTAAGTATCCCACACGGTCCTTTTACTCGAATGTCGTTAGATCCGGTATGTAACCCTCTAGGTCTCTAAGCGGTAGAACCCTAGTGGTTGGTCCCCAGTCGGCATTCTGAATCACGGTTGCCATGTCACTGAGCGGCAATCCTTCTGCGTAAAGGGCATACCGTGATTTACCTAGGATTTGTTGAGCCTCCGTAGCGGTAAGCCCACGCAAGATATCTTCACCGGTGACCGGCTTAGGTCGTGTATCAGGGATGCTACTATCCCCGGTTATCTCTGCCCAACTAAGGGTTACCGGAATCATCACGCACCGACAGTTCGGATGGCTTGGCATAATCTCATCGGTGGTTGATAGCGTACCAGACAGAGCCAAACACGCAAGGCAAACCCTGCTGTCCTGTGTTGCTTGCCTTCGGTATCCTGTAACCGCTGGGTTCTGCGTGTAGAGTTGCCGTTGCGCTTCACGGGCACTTCGGATCATCTCAGTGCGTGCTATCGTCTCTGCTCGGTACCTTCCAATGTCTGCAGCTTTGCGTACCCGACGTGCTACGGTTCGTGGACCTTCACCAAGGGAAATACCCTGTACAAGTGCCATCTGCATGGCATCAGTGGTCACCTGCGGTATGGTCGCAAATAACTCACCCAAAGGGCTTCCATCACCCGCCATGCCGACAAAGGCTTGGAGTTGCTCGTCTGGTAGGTTGGTCCATGAACTTCCAAGGCTGACACCAGCCGGTTTACGACCTGCCGCCGCTTCAACCATGCCGACGCTCGCCTCATTCGCAAGGACTGCTGATTCAAGTTGTCCATCAGCCGTTATCGTAGCCCCCTCGATGCTAAACTTTTTGAGGTTCTTTCCTATCTCTTCAATGTTATCGATGATGCGTTGACGCATCCAGAGTATGGTGTCGGACGGGTGTTCACCGTTATCTAGCCGTTCTTGGATACGACCCTCTAGTGCTTCCAGTTCATCGATGCTTGCCTTTGTGGCTGCCCTGTATGCCCGTTGCATCCGGCTGATGGCTACACCTTCACGTTCCAAAAGTTCATTACGAAACTTTTGACTGGCTGCATAGATACGAGCACTGTCGTTGTTTACTCTTTTGAGATGCTTTCCATCTCGTACCCGTAAAAAGGGTGAGACTTGTACACTACCCCCGGAGTGCAGCAATCAAGGCTCTTACCGTCAGGTTGCATAGCGTTACGTTTGGATGTTGACCACCGGAAACCTGCATCGCCGCCCCACAAGTCCCAAGCAACACGCCCCGGACTAGGGAAACCGTCTTCACCGCTGTTGAAG